CGATAAGGTTAGGCATAGAACGTCTGACTAGTGAGATCATAATTGGATCCCAGTTGTCAACATTTGAGCCTGTAGCGTTTGTTGGTGCAGCTTCTGAAAGGAAGTTATTATCCTCACGAAGTGCTTTTTCTTGGTTTTCTAGGATTACTGTGGTTACAGCTTTATTGTAAGAATCCTTGATCTCTGGAAGATCATTGTGTTCTAGGACTGGCTGCCACTTTTCCTGTAGATGTTCTGTCTGGAACATTGTTATTTCTCCTTATTGGGTTTTCTAATAATATTTATAAAAAACGAATCTTTCATCGTTATTTTGCACGCTTTACATTTCTGCTAATTGCACTCATATAAGCACTCATAGCGCCAGTTGTATCAAAAGATTGACCGTTTTCTTCAACAGCATCTACTGATTCAGCGACAGTTGTTGCCTTTGGAAAATAACTTTCCTTCAGCGTTTCGAGTTTTTCACTGAAAGATTCTTCAGTTGTAAACTCTACATCTTCTGCAAGAGACTTAAATTTTTCAATTTCTGTATCTGCAAGGTCAGAAGCGACAGTTGCGAAAACTGACTCACGAACCAATACATCTTTTTCACTCTTCAGTGAAGCAGACTTTTCGATTTGTTCATTCAATTTTGCTTCCAGTTCATCAATCTGTGCAGACTGTTGACCTAGAATGTCATACTTCTCATCTGGAATATCAACATAATGTTCTTCGAACAATGATTTTAGTCCAGAAATAAAGTCTTCTGCGATCTCACCTTTGAGTCCACGCTCAATAGCGATTTCGTTTTCTTTCATCCACTCTTCTACAACGTAGTTCATGTATGCGTCAACTTTTTCAGTCAACTCACTGCGTACTGATTCAACTTCTTCTGCAACTTCTTGCATTTTAGCTTCTTCAATTCTCGTAACTTCTGAACGAAGTTTTGATTTAACAGCAGCTTCAAAGATTGTGGATGCTTTTTCTTTAAATTCTTCAGAAAGTTCTTCACCTTGTGTAAGGGCAGTAACATCTTCAGAAACATCTACAGATGCAAGACGGTCTTCCAAAGTAGATTCATCTACTTCTTCTTTATCATCTTCATCTTCTTCTTCTTCTTTCTTCATAAGCTTGTCGTATGACGCTTTAAGATCTTTTGCATTCATTTTTTCCATTTCGGAATACATTGCAGCAAGCGTATCTTTCTTCGTCATCTTACCTTCTTCAAGCTCTTCGCCTTCTAGTTCGATTTCTTCTTTGGTTGCACCAGCTTTTGGTTCTGCAGCTTTAGAAACTTTTGCAGACGCCTTCTTACCAGCACTGTCTTTTGATTCTGGATCAACGACAGCTTTACCCAAATCTTCTACTTCCCCATCGGCCTTTTCCATTGAGTCACTTTTACCGGCACCGTCAGTTGGTTTTTTCGCTTCTTCAAGCTCCAAGTTGACTTCCGCTTCTAGTTCCTCAATTGTCTTGTCTAGTTCTGACATTGGGATCTCCTTGATTGGTTTTGTCTTATCATAATCATATTTATAATAATTAAAGTTTCGACATAAATTTTGCAAAGGCAAGTGCGGAAACTTTAGAGTCCCTACGTCTTACCCCTTCATTTATATCATTTTTGATTTCGGCAACGTCAACTTCTTTCAGTATACCATTATTCCATACCCACTCTTTACCTTCCATTATGCCTTCAACAAAGGCCTGAGGTGCAGAAGGGTCTGCAACAATATCTGCCGCAGTGGCAAGATAAAAATCATCTTTCACATAATTTGCACCACTTTTAGATTCGATAGACCCCATGCCTCTTGAAGAGACACCAAGTTTACCGCCGTCCTTGATTAGTGCTTTCGCAATTTCCCCCATAGGAGTAGACAAGAGTTTTGCCTCACCAACGAAGTTCTTTCCATCCGCTTCCAGTTTTGTGATCATGTGCGATACTCTGTCAAGATTGACAGTAGGGCCTTCTGGATGACCCAGTTCCCCAAACGCACGACCTTCAGCAACAAATTCTTTGTTATAACGTGCAACTTCCTTTTGTAACACGTTCATTGGGTAGACACGACCATTACGGTTTTTCATGTCTGCCTGCATAAAGATTCCACGAATCTTCATATCCTTTTTACCATCGTCTTTTTCCTCAACGATGTATTCTACTTCTTGTATCTGTTCTGCAATAAGTTTCATATTAGTACCCCGAATTTCCAATTGGAGTTGCCTTTATTGTACTTGCACCACGCAATCCTTGACCCGCTTCTAAATGAATTACAATTCCACCACCAGCAGGAACACGAATTGTTCCAACGTCTGCATCATCAGCTGCATTGCGAACTGTTACTAAACCAGCTGAACCAGTATTAAATACCCATGCCGCACCAGTAGATGTCATACCTGTAGAACCTGTTGCGAGGGCGACTTCTGCACCTAAAACTTTCATATCATTTCTTCCTAAATTGTAAGCATTTCTTTTTCAAAGTAATCCATAAGTGACTTTGTGGGTACTTTGAACTTCTTAGAAACACTATTTATAGTCTTATCAAAAGTATTTAGGAAATCTGAGGGTTTAGAATCCATTTCCTTGAAAATAGCGTCAATAGCCTTCCTCATCTGCGGAGATAACTTCTTATACTCCTTGGATGATTTGTGCTCATCTTTCTCTGGTAAGTTCTGTTTGAACTGTGAAAGAGTTTTACTCACTATCTTCTTCTACCTCTGGTATGTGATGTGTTACAAATGTTTTCGCAACATCTACACGTTTTGTCTCTAATGCATCTCCAACCTTTGCGGCGAGAGCATTATTAAAGTGGGTTTCTGCTGAAAGGTTATCACCTGTTGCAATAGAGTCCACAAAGTTTTTTACGTCTTCCATTATCTATCTCCTGTTTCTGGATCGTTGTTTGCAAACATACCATCGTCTGCACCCATTTCGTCATCTCCGCCTTCACCTTCATCTTTGATTTGAGCGTCAATGTCACTTATCTCCTCATCAGTCATACGAAGGATTTGTTTCTTAACGTATTCTTGTGAGAAGTATGTTCCTACATAAGATTCGATTTGTCCAAGCATATCTAATCTCTCTCTAAGAATTTCTGCATTCTTTAATTCTGAGAAGTGTCCGTCCTGTAGGAAGTCGAACTGAATATGTTCTTTAAATGTATCCCACTCTTCTAGTGCAATAACACCTTTTAGCAAGAGCTGAGATTTTAAAATATCTGCAAATAGAACTGTAAACTTCTTGCGAAGTCTTTGTACAAACTTAGTAAATTTAAGTTCATCACGAGTAATGTTATCAGAACGTCCAATCTGGAATCCAGACTCTTCTGCAAGTCTAGATACTGGTACGTTCAATGAGCGATAAAGTTTCTTTTGGAAGTATGTGATATCATCAATCTCACCAAGGTTTGAACCGCCCGGCAAAGTTGTAATCTCTGTACCTCTACCACCTTCTCTACGAGGCAACCAGAAGTCTTCCAACATTGACATATGATTTCTATCATCTCTGATTTCACCAGTTCGTGCATCGTAAACCATTTTATTACGATAACGATTCATCACATCTTTAAGGTATGACTCTGCCTTCATTTTAGGCAAGTTACCAACATCAATGTAAAAAATACGTCTTTCAGGCGCACGAGAGATACGATAGATAACTAACGAATCCTCAATCATACGCAACTGATTGACAGGTTTAATTGCTTTGTTTAGGTGTGAGAGTACTGTACCCTTAGACATATCTACAAGGCCTGAAGGACAATAAGAAATAGAGTCTTCAGTAATCTTTACGCCTTGAGTTGCACCAGATCCAGATTCCCAACCATTTGGATTGAAAAGATAATAGTTCTGAACATCTTTAACAATGTCCATGCCTGTCTTCTGATCTTTATCCTTTTTAGTTTCTCTGACCTTCTTAATCTTACGAGGGTCAACATATCGAACCTCTGTAATACCCTTGCGAGGATTTTTGGGGTCGATAACTTTATGATAGTATAATCTACCATCAACATACCATCGTCTGAAAATGTCATGTCCCTTTTGATTAAAATCTAATAGTCGAAGGACTTCATGGAATTCCTCACGAACTTTTGTTTTAATTTTAGGGGAGACTTTTAGACGATCAAGAGAGATGGATACAGATTGATCCCTCTCATCTGAAACGATTGCTTCGTTTGTAATATCTTCAATCGCACTATCACACTCTGGTTGTTGTGCAATATCACGATATCTTTTAATTAATTCCAGTTCGCTTTTATCACGACCATCCAAATCTAGGACAGACGCATAGTGTCCACCGCCTGAAACTACATCAAGTGTGCCATCATCAGAAGTAGGGGCAGTGAATCCATCACTGCCTCCACCCTGATTAGCTCTTGTAATTTTGAAACCAAAGAGTTCCGCCATACTATAATTCTCCTAATTTTACCTAACTATTTAGTAGGTTTAAAAAGAAGGATTATACTGATGATGCAGAGAAGTGTGTGTATCTCCACGTTACATCAAACTGTTCGACTTCACTTACGGTGTCAAAAGACAAGTCAATCGCTGCAACAGCTGTTGGCCAACAGTTGATAAAGGTATACGTCTTCAGAGCGTTATTATCTCTATCAAGTTGAGTGACAAGAATATCAGTACTATAAGCACTAACATCATTTACACCTTGACTTGTTTCCAAGTCATTGATGCCTGACAACCACTGTTCAAAACCGTTACGAAGACCAAAGTCTGTTTCATTGATTACCGTAGTAGTCCATGTTTCAAACTCTCTGTCTCCAGCAAGGTAAAGAGTTCTACCTCTAAACGGAACTGGAACTTCAGTAATGGTTTGTCCTGGCAAACTTGCTGCTTTGATTAGGAAACTAGCCCTAGAGGCGTCTAGACCGACACCTAAAGGATTAGTTAATGTTACTTGGAATTGATTAGCACGAGCACCACCACCGGCGATGTTCGCTTTAAAATCATTAATGTTTGCTGTACTCATTTTTAGCCTCCTACCTCACTAAATGACACGCCAGTTCTTACGGCGATAAAACTTAGTGTGATAAAGTTAATTGAGCGAGCAGGTTTGATGTAGATATCTGCAACAAACTCATTTCTATCAATTACTTCACCTGTGTTATTTCGTTCATCACATACGACTGAGAAGTCTGTGATACCTCTACGACCTTGCACATCTCTCAAAAATGGTTCAACCATACTTCTAAACTGCGCCTGTGTGAATGCATCGTTAAATTCAAACAACTGGTATTTTGCAGCAGTAGCAATTGCTTTTTCAAGAACAAGGAACAATCTACGGACGTTAATCCTGTCGAATGCACTTGGGCGTGATAGAGCAGTTTTGTCACCGAAGAGAACTGTACCTTGGCCTGGGAATGTAACAACAGGGTTGATACGAGCAGGATATAGGATATCTCTTTGTGGTTTGGTTGGGTTATAAGCAAGTTTAACTGCGCCACGAATCTGTCCTCTGTTGTAACCGCCTGGCGAGAACCAAGGATCAGCAACATTGTCAGCGTTAGCACACAAACCAGCCATATCACCATTCAAAGGAACGAAGCGATATACGTCTGAGTACTTGTCGTACATATACTTGTATCCAGAATCGAATACTGCATATGAAGAACTAGCAAGTCCATCAAAGAAACCTTTGACGTTTGTAGTTTGAGTAGCACCAGAAGTTACACCGACAACATCTGCCCTACGAGGGGAGATGAATGCAACCATATCTTTTCTTGACTCTGCAAGGT